TGGCACTGGGCCCAGAAGTTCACCGAGCGAGCCATGCGCATCGCCAGGGACCCACGCCAAGACCTCACCTGGACCAAAGCTGACAAGCCTTGGGTTTTCTTGGCGTGGTGCTTCGAGTGGGCCGAATACAAGACACACGGTAAAATTAACTCGACGCTACCAGTGAACCTCGATGCCTCCAACAATGGCCTACAGATTCTCTCGATGTTAACCAGAGATCCGTATGGCATGAAGGCCACCAATGTTTTACCGACGGACAGCCCAGAGGACATCTATGGTGTTGTTGCAGAGAATGCCCTGGCGTCACTCAAGGCCGACGGGGGTGACCTAGCGCGCGCCTGGGTGAACTTTGGTATCGATAGGCGCACCTGCAAAAGACCTGTAATGTGCTATTCATATGGGCTCACTCCGTATTCTAATCGTGCATATATTAATGAATGGTATGACGAACAAATCCACGGGAAGAAACGAGAGAAGCCGTTCAGTGACGACGTGAGATACCAAGCGATCCAACTGTTAGCCACGCATGTCTGGCAGGGCATTGAGTCGGTCTTAGAGAAACCTAAGCAGTGTATGGATTGGTTCCAAGCGTGCGCCAAGCTCATCGCTGATCAAAACAAAGCGCTGTCTTGGGTGTCACCAACAGGTTTCCCGGTGCACCAAGAATACTACAAAGTCCACAACCAGCAGGTAAATACATATATATCAGGCAAAGCGACGTGCGTTAAGTTCCGCGAGGACGACGACACGTTGATCAGTAGGCGCCGCATGGTCAACGGTGCATCACCTAACGTCGTCCATAGCCTAGACGCAGCGGCGCTCCACGAGACTGTTGTTCGGTGTAACAAAGAGCACGGTATCTATGACTTTTCGTTTATCCATGACAGCTATGGCACCCACGCAAACAAGTGTGACCAACTTTCTTCAACTTTACGTGAAGTTTTTGTTGACTTCTTTTCGCGAGACCTATTAACTGAATGGCGAAGTCAGCTTCAGGAACAACACCCAGAGTTAGATTTCCCAGTGCCACCAGAGTTTGGTGACGCTGAGATCAAACAAATTAAGGAGTCAACATACTTCTTTGCATAAAACCTAAAACAAAACTAGAAAGAAAAAGACAATGAGTAATAAACTAATCGTAACACCCGAAGGAGAAGCACTATACCCGCATCTCCATGAGCCAGACTACAAGTTCAACACTGGGGGTGTTTACCAGGTGAGACTGGTGCTGACTGAAGCAGAGTGGAACGCTATGAAAAGCGACTACGACGAACTGTATGACGCTGAGTATGCCAAAGCGGCTGAGAAGGCCAAAGGTGAACTCAAGAAAGACCCTTCGACACCGTTTAGACAAAGCGACGCGGGTTTTTACATTATGGCCAAGCAGGTCGCCCAGCGTCAAACCCGTGACAAAGGTGTCATTAATTTTAATGTAGCTTGTTGCAATTCTACAGGTAAAAAAATAAAGATGCCACAGGTTGGCACTGGGTCTCGCATCAAGTTAGCACTAGAGCCTCATGTCTGGGTTGTCAGTGGTAAGTTTGGGGTGAGCCTTCGCTTACGATCTGTCCAGATTATTGAGCTAATTGAATACGGATCTAAAGATTCGATCTTCGGTTCAGTCGAGGGCGGGTTCGATGGCGGTGAGGATTTCACCACAGAACTACACGATGAGGAGACACAGGGCAAAGAGAACGGGGATTTTTCGTTCTAGACTAGAAAAGCGTGTGGCCTCGGCCCTTGAAGGGGCTGGGGTCAACTACTCTTACGAGAGCCAAAAGCTCAAGTATCTGAGGCCGCAGACTTACACGCCTGACTTCGTGTTGCCTAATGGCATCATGTTAGAAGTCAAGGGTTACTTTGAGGGCTCAGACCGCACCAAACACTTACTTGTTCGTGAGCAAAATCCTGACGCAGATGTTCGTTTTGTATTCCAGAATGCAAACACGACGCTCAACAAGAACAGTAAGACGACCTATGGTCAGTGGTGTGATGATAATGGCTTTGAGTGGTGTGACGCAAAGAGCAAGATACCAAACGAATGGATCAACTTACCTCCGCCTTGACGCATCAGCCCTGCCCGGACTGTGGCAGCAGCGATGCATTAACTATAAATACTGACGACTCCACTAAGTGTTATGCTTGTGGAGTTTTTCGTGCCGGGAATGGAACACCGAGAACAATGGAAAATACAACAAATAATAATAATAATAATAATGACTTTATCGACGGGGAATACACTGCGTTAGAGTCTAGGGGTATCGACGAGGCTACTTGCCGTCGTTTCAGATACCAAGTAGGCCACCTTAACGGTAAGCCTTGTCACATCGCAAACTACTACGACCTGCCGGGCCAGAAGATCGCCCAGAAGTATCGCTTCGCAGGTAAAGACTTTCGATGCGCCGGAAAGCCCGATCATTTCTTCGGGCAGCACCTGTGGGCTAACCCAGTGCCAGGCTTTAAGCTTGTCGTAACCGAAGGAGAAATCGACGCGATGTCTGTGGCAGTAGCCCAGGGCGGTGAGTTCCCTGTGGTGAGCCTTGGCGCTGGCGCTCAGTCTGCCAAGTCGATGTTCAAGAAACACTTTGACTGGCTCTCTGGTTTCCAGGAGGTGATCTTGATGTTCGACATGGACGAGAGTGGGCGCAACGCCGTCGAAGAGGTTGCCCATATGTTACCTGCGGGTAAGTGTAAGGTTGCTCACCTGCCACACAAAGACGCCAACGAGTGTCTTATTGAAGGCAAAAAGTCTGCGATTATCGGTGCGATCTTTAGCGCTAAAGTCTGGCGCCCTGACGACATCTTGTCTGGCGTAGAGCTCTACGAGAAGATCGCCGAGCACCACGAGGTCGAGGCTTTAGATTATCCGTTCTCCGGGCTCAACAGGATCACACACGGACTTCGCCAATCTGAGATTGTGACGCTCTGTGCAGGAAGCGGTATCGGCAAGTCACAGGTTTGCCGGGTGATCACGCACCACCTAATGAAAACTACTGACAAGCGCATTGGCTACATCGCGCTCGAAGAGTCAGTCGAGAAGACAGCCTTGAGCATCATCGGTCTTGAGATGGGCAAGTGTTTACACTTAGAACCGTTTGAACGCGACGACGCCTTCAAGGATGCCTTTGATGCGACAGTAGGTAGCGGTCGTTTTTACGTCTATGATCACTTCGGTAGCCTAGCGTCAGACAGTCTGCTCAACCGGATTCGCTTCATGATCAAGACCTACGACGTTGACTTTGTTGTTCTCGACCATATCAGTATTGTTGTCTCGGGCATAGGTGACGGCGACGAGCGTAGGCTTATCGATAACACAATGACCGCACTGCGCTCTCTTGTCGAAGAGACCAAGGTTGCGTTGTTACTCGTGAGTCACCTTAAGCGTCCTGAGGGCCGAGGTCACGAAGAAGGACGAGCAGTTAGCCTGGCGGACCTTAGGGGCTCCCAAGCCATAGCTCAACTGTCAGACATGGTCCTGGGACTGGAAAGGTCGCAGCAAGCCGAAGACCCAGAGGACCGCAACAAGACAACCGTGAGGGTCCTGAAGAACCGTTTTAGCGGAGAGACAGGCGTGGCGTGTTCGTTGGCTTACGACAAGGACACAGCGCGACTCACTGAGACTCATGTCATGGACACCACTAACCCATTTTAAATGATGAACACAGCAGTATTTGACATAGAGACCAACGCGATCGGCAACTGGAATACCCTAGAGGGACTAGAGGTTGTGCATTGCATTGTCATCATGGACAACGAAGGGACCCACCGCTATCGCAACAACGGTGAGTGTAATAATATTAATGAAGCACTAGAGAGATTATCTAAGGCTGACTGTTTGGTCGCACACAATGGCATAGGGTTCGACCTTCCGGCTCTGCGTAAACTGTATGGATTCGAGCACCCAACTATCATCGACACAATGGTCTTGGGTAGACTCAACCACCCAGACCGTAAGCGCGAAGACTGGCAAGAGGCTAAGCTCCCTACGTTTATGCGAGGAGCACACTCGTTGAAGTCATGGGGTATGCGCTTGGGTGTCCACAAAGACGAACACGGTGCCACCGAGACCTGGGAACACTGGAGCCAAGAGATGGAAGACTACTGTGTCCAGGACGTGGTGGTCAACGAGGCCCTCTTTGCTTACCTCATGAAAGACCGGACGCACACTGACCAAGACCTCGTGCTTGAGATGGACTTTGCGCGGGCCATAAGAACCCAAGAAGAGAACGGGTTTCCGTTTGACGTCGAGGGGGCCAACAAGCTCCTCAGTAAACTAGTGACAAGGCGTGCTGAACTCGACGGCGAACTACAGCACACGTTCCCGCCACGCGTAGTCGAAACTAAGCGCCCTTGGTGGATAACACCAGATGGCAAGAAGTGGCTGACAAAGAAAGAGGCGAACGAAGCGGGACACAAGGACGTCAAGAAAGGCGAGATGCGAACCAAAGAAGTTCCGTTTAACCCACAGAGCCGCGATCAGATCTCAGAGCGCCTCATCGAAGACGGTTGGAAGCCTGAGTGTTTCGAGGGTAAGCGCCCTGCGATCAACGAGGCAGTGCTTCGTGGGATCGACACACCCCAGAGCCTAAAGTTACTAGAGTATCTGTTGGTTGCTAAACGGCTCGGTCAGTTAGCCGAAGGTAAAAACGGGTGGCTCAAGCTTGTTAATAATAATAATATTTATGGCTCAGTGAACACAGGTGGGACCGTCAGTGGCCGCTGTAGTCATCAGTCGCCGAATGTCGCACAGTGTCCTTCAGTGTCTGCTGAATATGGCTACGAGTGCCGTGCGCTGTTCACTGCTCCTCCAGGGCGTGTCCTTGTGGGTTGTGACGCTTCGGGGCTTGAGTTGCGAATGTTAGCCGCTTACCTGCACAAGATCGACGACGGGCGCTACACCAACGAGATCCTAAGTGGTGACGTGCACACAGCGAACCAAGAGGCCGCAGGCTTGCCTGACAGAAACGCAGCGAAACGCTTCATCTACTGCCTAATCTACGGCGGGTCAGACTCGAAGATCGGAGAGGTCGTCGATGGGACCGCCCAGGATGGCAGCAGGCTCAAGGCTCAGTTTTTCAAACAGATGCCAGCGATCAAAAGGTTACGCGAGGCCGTCAAAGACAAAGTAGAGGGCTTTGGTTTTCTCAAAGGACTCGACGGCCGCACGTTACCCTGTAGGTCCCCGCACAGTAGCGTGAATCTTTTGTTACAGTCAGCCGGGGCGATATGCATGAAGCAAGCACTGGTGCACTTTGTCAACGACATGGCCGGAGAAGACTACACGCTCCACGCTAACGTCCACGATGAGGTCCAGTTTAGTTGCCCTCCAGAAAAAGCAGACGAATACGGCCAGCGCTTTGTCAATGCTATCATCAAAGCTGGTGAAACCTTTGGTCTCCTGTGCCCACTAGACGGAGAATACAAAGTCGGAAACAACTGGGCCGAAACACACTAAAGATATGAAATTAATAATAGACGGAGATATGTTCCTTTACCGCGCCTCGTTCTCTACTGAGGTTGAAATTAAGTGGGACGAAGACACATGGACACTACACTCTAGCGAGAAGGAATCACAGCACAGCTTTGACTCTTGTCTTATGAGTGTGGTCAACAAGCTCGAAAAGGACGCAGAGTTTATCCTGGCGTTCTCAGACACAGCGAACTACCGCTACGATATATTCCCTAATTATAAATCAAACCGGAGAAACACGCGTAAACCTCTAGGCCTAAAAGCTCTCCGAGAGTGGGCCATTGAGTCCTACGATTCTCGTGTGTTCCCTAGGCTCGAGGCTGACGACGTGTGCGGCATCATGGCCACTGAAGACCCGACCTTTGTGGCGGTCAGTGGTGACAAAGACTTCGGGACCTTACCGATCACCTGGTATAACATGTTGCGAGACGAGATGCGCAGTGTCACCCCTGAAGAAGCCGACAAGTTCCACCTCATCCAGACACTCGCAGGTGACCCGACCGACGGCTACATGGGCGTCAAAGGGATCGGCACTAAGACCGCCGAGAAGATCCTAGAGAAAGACGGATACAACTGGGAAACGGTGGTGGCGACCTACGAGAAAGCAGGGCTCACCGAAGACGACGCACTGGTCACCGCCAGGCTCGCCAGGATACTCCGCGCCTCTGACTACGATGGCGTTGACATTAAACTGTGGACACCATGAGACACCTACTGATCCTAAGTGAAACTATGAGACGCGCTGGTGTCACGACGTTCTACCGGGCTAGCCTGTGTATCGCTGTGTTCGAGAGGCCAGGCATTGAGAACAGCCTTTTGGCTCGACTCATGGGCCTTAGCGGTGAGAACATCACAGCGGCCATGCGTTATCTCGCTAAGCACAACTTGATCCACAAAGACACAGTCATTACGTCAGACAAGAAGCGTATTAATAAATATTATCCCACACCGTATCTAAAAGACACCCTAGTTAACTTAGAGCACGGCCTAAAGAACCACTACCATGAACAAACAAAATAAGAGTGTGTTACCTGACTCAGGGGAACGCAGTGAATTCGACACGGGAGCCGTGCGTGACGCCATGATCGGCAAGGGAATGCCTAGTTGTATTCCTGTTGCTGCGCTCCAGGCTGTATCGCGTCGCTTCGAAGACGGTGCCACCAAGTATGGCAAGGACAACTGGCGCAAAGGCATCCCTTTGTCTCGGTATGTTGACAGCTTGTATCGCCACTTGTGGTCGTTTATGCAGGGAGACCTCAGCGAAGACCACGGTGGGGCAGTAATCTGGAACGCAATGTGTCTTGTAGAGACGCGCAAAATGATCGACAACGGTGATTTACCAGAACACCTAGACGATCTTTCTTGACTCATGAGCTTATATGAAAACACCGAGCACTGGCCTACAGTGCCGTTGAGTTTGCTTGAAGCTATCGAAAAGGCATATCCAAAGCGAGACTTTGGGCCTACTACACCTCTGAGGCATCTCGACCACCACTATGGACAGCGCTCGGTTGTTACGTTTCTCCGCACTGTTCACGAAGAACAAAACAAGAATATTCTCAATACCAACCTAAGACAATAAGCCATGTGTATGTCAGCCCCTAAGATGCCTGAAATTCCTAAACCTCCGGCACCCCCACCGCCGCCCACTAAGGTCGCACAGAAAGCTCTTAGCCCGGTCAGACAACAACGTAAAACTAAGGCATCACGTCGTTCTCCACTTACAATCCCTCGTTCTTCAATTAGCACACCTAAAGGAGGAGCGGGGGTTAATTATTCATAAATATATACTAAACAGAAACCATGCCTGAAATTACAAGAATCGGAACTGTGTCTCGCAATGTGACCAGCGCCGCTGATATCGACATGACTTGGAATGGAAGCTCTGGAATGTTTGCTGTCATTGGCACATTCGGATCTGCCCAAATCAAGCTCCAGCACAAGATCGCTGATTCTTATGTTGATATTGGTGAAGACGTAACGTTCACTGACGATGGCCAAGCACTGTTCACGACGTCCTCGAAAGAGCTCAAAGTTGACCTTAGTGCTGCGCCTACCAACGTAGACATCATCGTCGCTCCTGTCGCTGATAACAAAGCATTCTAATAATGTCTCTAACCCGACCACTCACGCGCCCGCTTACTAGGGCTCTTAGCCAATCGGAGCTAACCCAAAAACTTGGAGGGGGCTTTAGCATATTTGCGCTAAACCCTTACCTTTTGTTTGACGCGCGTGACTCGATGGTCGGGACCCTGGAGAACCCAACGCTCGATCTGAACCCGGCGTTACCTGAGACCCTCGACGTTATCACAGCGACCCGCGCAGGAACCGCCACGTTCACAGACGCCAACGGTCTCATAGCGTCAGCCCCAGCGAACACGGTGCGCGTTGACTACACCCAAGGAGCCGAGTTGACTCCGACGAAGTTTCAGTTAGTGACAAACACAGAATTCAATACCGTCTGGAGCAAATACGTTTTCGGAGGGGCGTCTTTAGACGTAACTTCCGGTTATGTTTCACCAACAGGCGACAATGATGCTTTTAAGTTTGATTTAGATGTGGGGACTGGTGGAGTATTGTTTACCCAAAACGCAACAATTAACCCCCTTAACGCTCAGACATTAAGCGTTTATATGAAGGGTGAAAATGGGGGAGAAAAAGTGAAATTAGCACTAAGGAACACAAGTTCGACAGGCGCTTCTGGAGACATAATCACTTTAACAAGTGAATGGGAAAGATATACGATAACACTGACAACCTCTTCAGCAAATCGTGGGTTTCAATTTCGTTTAACAACATCCGAAGGTGTCAGTGACCAAGTGTTTTACATCTACGGACCACAGCTTGAAGAAGGCACAACCGCGAGTGACTTCGTGGCTAACACAACGGGCAGCCCGAAGTTTATCACAGGGGCAACCTTTGGCCCACGAGTGCCGATGATTCTGGTGGAGCCGAGTGCAACTAACTTGTTCACGTATAGTGAAGACTTTAGC